GCTGCTGTTGTGACCGTTACGTTATCTGTACCTAATGCCATGATATATTTCCTTTAAATTATAAATTCTAAAATTACTTAACTCGTCCTTGGGCGTAAGCACTCATTATTTCATCTTGAAGTGCCATATAGCGGTCAGGGTCTGTCATTCTCAGTTTAATAAGGTCTGCTCTTCGATATACTTTTCTGCTGGTTTCACCAGAGCCACCAACATCGACTGTAGCTGCCTTCATTGCTTGTGCTTGAGCTTTGTTTTCAACTGCTGCTGTTTGAGTATTTTGATTCTGTTGTTTGACTTGTCTAAGTTCCTTGTAGGTACTCAACAATTCATCAGCAGATTCAAAATCGTATTCAGCGTCAGCTTTAGCAAACAGGTTTAAACGAATTGCAGAAGATTTTACCCAATCTTGGAATCCAGCGTCTGATGCGACGGTGGCAAAATCAGGATGTTTAGATGACAATTGTTGTGCCGTCTTCATCTTCTTCATTTCTAAAGCTGCTTGTCTAGCTTCAAGTACTGCAGGATGCTTCTCTACTTGTCTGTTGACCGCACTTGCTGGGTCGGCAAAAAAGTCGTCTTCAAGCGATTCTTCAATAGGGGCTGCTATTCTCTTGTTGGAATCGAGTTGCTGTTTTAATAACTGGTCTGCAAGACTTCGTACTTCGTGAACTTCATTTGCTTGACGTCCAATGAGCTTTTCAGCTTCTTGGTGCATCTTAGCAATATCAAGAGCAGATTTACCTTTGTACTTCTCTGGTAATTCTTCTATTGGTTCAGCTTTGACACCAGCCTCTTCAGTTTTTCCTGTAGTAGTGCTGTCAGGAACTGGGGTTGTAATGTCTTGTACTTCGTCTTGTTCGTTACTGTTAAACAGTTCGTTTTGTTCAATGAATTGTGCTGCCATTTTTAAAGTCTCCTGTCACCGTATCAAGTGATTTTAGGATTAATAATCTGAGGCTCTTACGAGGTGTCTCAGGAATTTTGTTTCTGCTCTAGTTTCTGTTTTTCAGCTCTATTTCTAGCCCATCTATCCGCCGCTGCAGAGAAGTTCCCTGAGAACGGTTCCAAATAAATGGTAGGAGTTGAAATCTGTCGTAAAGCAGTTTTACTGCAAGTCTCACACGATACTTCTGTCACCTCATAACTAACAAAGTGTTCGTGTAAGTGTCCCTCTTCGCAGAGGAAATCAAATACCCTAAGAGCCATTTGCTGAGTCTCCCGACATGAGCTGCTCGTAGGTCTGTGATGAACTGTCTTTAAGGCTTAATAGCCACTGAAGAACGTCTAACTGACCCTTCTTCATAAACAAATCATTTTCATTCTGTATTGCTGCTACTTTGTTGATACCATCGAAGAAGCCTTGAGCGTCTTCGAGCAGGTCTTTCCAACCTTGGGTAGCCATCATCGAGAATCGTGCCTCGTAATAGGCTTGTAGTTTTTCGTCCATTCTTTGTCCTTTTGGAGAATGTTATTTTTTATTGCTAATGGCTTTACACATTTCCTTAAAAAAGGTAAAATCTAATGTGTTTCTTGCTCTATTAGCACACCAACATACTAAAATACAGTTTTCAGCTAAATATCCAACATTGTTGTCAATGCGTTCAATGCTTACAACTGTATTTGAACCTGTTATACAATCCATGTCCCAGTTTGGATAAGCGCATTTACCTTTTTGTTCTATCCACAGCAAACAAATGTCTTCATAAGTTAGCGCAAAAACTTGTCCTCTTTTAGTAGCACTTGCTTTTGCACCTTTTACTAAACTTCTAAATCGCCCTTGTTTAGTACTTACATACTGTAAATCTCTTTGGGCGTTTGTTTTTTTAGGTTTCAAGTTAGTTAGCGCTTACTTACTTATATAGCCGTATTTTACCACAGTTTTATTAAAAAGTCAATAGATTTCTTTACATTCTTGCGTTTTTTTGCATCTGTAGTTCAACAATTTTACCTTTGTTCTCAATATCTTTCTCTTTAAGCATTAAATCAGCAATCTTTGCACGTTGTTCAAACTGCATCTGTGCGTTATCACCTTCGATATTGGTAGAAAGTGAACTAATAACCTTCGCTTTTAGCTCTTCAGGCAGTAATTGTGTCTCAACTACAGTCTTTTGAGCCTCTGCTTGGTCTCTTTGCGCTCTAGCTTGCAGCGATTGAGTGGTTGCTTGAGCCTGTTCCATCTGCATTTGCTCTGCCATCTGCTGTTTCTGCTGTGCTTGTGGGTCTGGCTGGCTCATTTGAGTCAGTGCAGCTTCCATTTCAGCACGATTTGACAGACTGGAGTTAGCAATAATGCCTTTTAGGATGATAGGCAACACAGGAGTATTAGGTCCTAGTGTCTGTAGCAAGCCAATAAGCTGTTGTTGTTCGTATTCACGAGCCATAATACCCAAAGTAGCGGTAGGAATGAACTTCATGTCTACAGAAGGATAACGCTCAGGGTCAAACTGCATATAACGGAAAGCAACCTTCTTAATCAATGGAACCATGAAGTCTTCTTGGAAGTTTGTCAGGGTACGCTTGTATTTCTTGATAATTCCAGACACAGCCATTGACATACCAGCACCAGTAGAATCACGAGAAGCCTGTGATACCATGCCTTGACTGTCTAGAGTACCAGTTGCCATCAACAACATACGCTCAAACTCACGAGCAGTAGCTGCAGACTCAGGGCTTGTGCTACCAAACTTGAATGGCATCATAATCTCTGCTGGATTACCATTGGTGAGGATAGCTTTACCGGGTTTAACTTCAAACTTAGCACCACGAGGTAAGCGAGTAGCGTCCATCGCAATCATTGGTGCAGTTGTTAGAGCTAAACTGTCTAAATGGCTACGAAGTTGTGCATCAAGAGCCTTTTGCATATTGTAGGCTTTTTCAACTGTACCACGACCCCAGAAACGATTAGGAACTGTATCATCCTGATAAGCAACTACAGGGCGGTCTTTCATCATGTAGGGATTCTTCTCAGCCTTGAGAAGCAAACCATCATTAGCAATGACCACAATAGCCTCTACAAGGTCGCTGTAGTTGTCTGCAACTGAATCATCAGGGAATAGGTCAATTACCTCTTCTCCGTTGTTCTCAAGGTCTTCTAGGTACTCTCTAGGGACTAATCCGTAGTAAGTAAGGAGTTTAACCTTGTCATCTTGGAACTGAATAACTTCTTGAGTTACTTCTAAGTCGTCATCGTTACCAGTAGGTCCGATGTCTACCTTACGATAGATACCTTTTTCCATCCCTTCCACGATTTTGTGGATAGAGACAAACTTCTCAATCGCACAACCCATTGCATCTTCAATCGAAGTAGCATTAGGGTCAATCAAGAAGTTCTTAGGATTAACTGGATTTATTTTAACGCAGAAGTATTGTTTCTCAGTAACGCCATAAGCGGCTTGCTCTGAACCGGGGATTGCTTGAGTGGAAGGAACATACTCAGTATCGGTCTTAACAATGATTTCACCAATACCTGTACCATAAATCTCAGCCATCAATTCAACTTGGTCAACAGATTTGCGAATCTTGTTAACAGTTAAGTCTTCCATGAGCAAAGCACGAAGAGCTTGGACATCCATTGGATTTCCGTTGTAATCCTTTAGGTCATCTTTGATGTCGAAGAACTCTCCGTTACCAAAGATAGCTTCCATGATTTCAGCGTGGCGAGTTTCTACCGCTTGCTGAGTGGCTGGACTGATTAGGCGACTACGCTCTGAATCACGAGTCTTATCTTCAGAAGCCCATTCACCTCTAAAGATTCTTTCATATTCTTTCCAGTCTTCTAGGAAGTTCTGGTCACGACTGTCTCTCCAGCGGTCACAGTGTGCAACAACAAAAGCTGCTAGTTCTTTATCAGATGAAGAGGGTTCATCCCACATAGTGCCTTCGTTAACATCCATATTCTCAGCCATTATATTCCTTAGTCTTCGGTTGAATCTTTAAAGGGTTCATCAATGTATTCTTCTTTTTCATTGGTGATTGGACCGCCAATGAGCCAAGCGTTGCAGGTGCGAGTATCTGCACACTTGAAATCAAATAGTTCACAAAAGCCTAAACCAGCAGACTCAACAACATCTTCTGCGTAGCTTTCTTTTTCTGCATCAATACCAGTACGAATACATTCCATCATTTGTGGGGTTTGTATAAAGGCAGAGCAGTTACCGCAACGCATCGACTTAGCTTGTTTTACATCAGTCTGCCATTCGTTGGCTTTAGCGTTCCAGAAAGCACCATTAGGTTCGTTTGGATTAGCAGGACCATAGCCTACATTCTTAAAAGCCCAGTCTCTGTTTTTAAGATTAGCTTTTACGTCTTGTGTTTCAATAGGACATTTCATATTAGTATCCGCTTATCACATCTAAAGTTTCCCACTCATCTCCGCCATCATCGACATCGAAAGAAGGTCTTACAAGTTGTTCAATGTACGCTAGAGCATCGACAGTATCATCGTGTACGCCTTGCGTTGGAAACATCAACAACTCATCTACAAATAAATCAAAGTCAGTTTCAGCATTAAGCACAATTCGTCCATGCTCAAAGTTACCCTGCAAAGCCCAAGTAACCCTATCTACTTTCTTTTTGTTACCATGCGTTAATTCTTCAATGTGAGCGTAACAGTTCATTCTACGCATCGCATCCATCAAAGGATTCATAATTGCTTGCTTAGCGATTCCTCGCTCGATACCGACTGCGGTTGGTTGATACTCTTGAATGTTTTTAAGTATTCTTAGTGCCGTGTCTTCAGTAGACCACCTGCCACACTCAATCTTATCTACAAACCAAATATTATTATTATCTACTTTTACACACGCTATAGCCGTTTTGTCTAAGCGTTTGTTTGTTTGTTTCTTACCTAATTCTTCAAAGCCAGCACAGTCTACTGCGATGTACCATGAACCATCTTTAGGTTCTTCACCAAACTTAATCCACTCTTCTTTAAACAAATCAGAACCAGCATTGTTAAAGGAAGACATATACTCTTGATTAAATGCAAAGGAACTTAGTGTCCTCTTAGCAGCTTCAATCTCTTTAGGGTCAATCGTCTCGTTATCTGCAGTAGTAAAGTGCCAAGACTTCCAATCCTCATCTTCACCACTTTGTCCTAACTGGAACCACTCATAAAAGTGATTACGACCAGAAGGGGTAGAAATAAACATTGCTCTACCTTTTTTATCTGACAACGCTGCACGAAGCACTCGTTCCCAAATCTCTGGCTTAATAAACGCTACCTCGTCCATTACTAAATATGATAAAGACACACCACGCAAAGAGTCTTGGTTGTCAGCACCTCTAATGAGGATTTTCCTGCCGTTAACTAAAGTAATCTCTAAGTTGTTAATGTGAGCAGATTTGATAATGGGTCTGCCTA